AATTTTTTTAATTGATTTGAAAATTGAATAGAAATTAATATAACATAAACTGTGATATAAATCCTTCTTGACTTACTATGGCTGGCTTCGCAACTAAAACTTTCTCCAAACACGATGACTACATGACCCCTAAATCCGCGTGGATTAACATACGGAATTATATTCCCAAAGACAAAGTTATATGGGAAGCCTTTTATGGTAATGGTCAGTCTGGAACTTACCTAAAAGAACTTGGATATAATACCATTCATAAAGATATTGACTTCTTTGAAAATAATCTCGGCGACATCGTTGTAAGCAATCCTCCTTTCACTAAAATTAAAGATATTATGTTTAGACTTGTTAATCTGGGAAAACCTTTCATTATGATTATGCCCTGTAGCAAGATGAGCACTCAATACTTTCGCAAGATACTTGAGACTACTACAGAAAAAATACAGATTATTGTTCCCAGAAAAAGAATTCACTTTGATAAAATGATTGATGGTAAAATTGTTGAAAGTCCAGGAGCTAATTTTGATTGCTTCTATTATTGCTGGAAGATAGGTCTTGATCAAGACATAAACTTTCTTGGCGATGATGAATGCGTTGAGATGACTAAAGAATGGAAGGACGCTAAAAAACAAGCCAAGCAAAGAAAGCGGGAGCAATAAAAAATGAAAATTGAAAACATTTTATAATAATGATAATCTTATCATATAACATTCTTGACTTCAGTATACACAGACTTATATACTATGCCAAAATCTAATCAATCTACGATGTTCTACGACGCTGGATTTACATGGACTTGCGGGATATGCGGGTCTATTATTAAAAATAAAAGCAACAGAGGTATTAATATGATGAAAAGACTTCATTTCAAAGCTAATCCAGACTGTAAAAATCAAACTTCTGCTGCGGAAATATCAAGAAAAATCCACGGGGCTGGAGCACAAGTTGTAAAGGGGAGTTATGATGAAGCTGTCGCTGCTGACGAAATAAATACTATTGGTATTATTAAATTAATTGAAGATGCTTCCGCTACTAATTTAAATGTTGAACATAATTCACATAAAACACATTAAATTATTTAATTTTATAATTATTATCCTTTCTTCCAGTTCCATATATACTTACTAACATATTCTCTATTGCTTTACTTTTTTTATCTAATTTATTATAACATTTACTACTACAAAAACCAAGATAAGCTTTCACATAATGTTCCATTTTATGACTATCCTTATGATATGGGTGTTCTTCATAAGTATCGTTGCACATTCTACATGTAATATAGTTCATTTTATATTAAATGGAGAGAAAAATAATAATAATCTTTCTTTATAAATAATAATATTAATAATAATAATAATAATAATAAATAATAAAAATAATAAAAATAATCAAGTATCCTCCAATCCTCCAAATTTCTCTCCAAAAAAATTTTTGTTTAGTTTGAAATTATAAAAATAAATCTACGAATGAAAAATAAAAAGGGCTGGGTGTGGAGGATTGGAGGGAGACTGGGAATTACTTTCTTGGCTCTTGTTCATCAGTTTCCTCACCTTTTAAGGGTTGGGGACGACTTGTTTTACTTTCACCTCCACGAGGTTCTTGTCTGTCTGTTTCACCTCCATCTCGGGTTCTGGCAACTCGCTCGGCAAACCTATCCGCTTCCTTTCTTTCACCCCTGTTAAAATCTCTACTTGTGCTATTATATGTTCCCATTTCAGCAGTAGCTGGAACAGATAATCTTGTGCTTTCCCCAAGTGGGTGAGGATTTAATTGATTTCCATCATAGTCCGCTATATTTACTCTTCCACTACCAAGCATATTGCTCAATACCGCCTGAACACCATCTAAAGCAGCAATCTGTAAGCTCTCTCTATCTGGATAATCATAATCAATACTTCTTTTACTTTCTCCCCCATCAGGAATTGACCTCGCATTTAAAAAATCGTCAAAAAGTTGGGTAATTCTTAATAATCCTTGTGAGGTTCCTGCTGTATTAAAATCAAAGTATGCTGTTGCTCCTGCTGTCGTCATCGTCTCTCCTTGTTGTATTGGTCTTCCTGTAGTTGGATTTATTACAACTCGTCCCAATAAATTAATTAAATCATCTACATTCTCATTTGTTTGTTCAAAACCTTGGCTTTCAGCAAGAGTTCTAATAGCTTCTAATCCTCCCATGCGTGTAAGCTCTTCTGCTAAATATTCTGTAAGTCTTTGAGAGGCGTTCTGTCTTGAAGCTTCATCTGCTGTAAGTGGATTTCTATCACCTGTCGCAGGAATTACTCCCCCTATACCTGCTTCATCATTTAATAAATAAACAGGATAATTTACAAGTAATCTTTGTATTACACCTCCTAACCAACTATATTCAAATTTTTGTTCTTCAGTTAAATCATCATTAGCATTTATATCCGCAAACATCTGTTCTAAAGCTTGTGTTTCTTGGGCTCCATCTACTATATTTAATGTTGCTCCCGCATTAGCTTCCGCTGAACTTATTAATAATCTTTGTATTCCTTGTAAAGCACCTCCTCCACTTGAACCCCCACCACTTGCTCCTCCACCTCCTATACCTGAACCTAATGCTCCTCCACCTTTACTTTTATTACTTTCTGTATTTTGCACTATCTGTTCTAATAATTGGTCTGTCTTGCTTGTTGGCTGTTGAATATTTAATGGATTTCCTAATGCGTCTGTTTGAGGAGGCAAAATGGTCACATCTCTTTGAATTTTATATATTATTGTTGAATTACTTGAACATTTTTGTAATCTACCTGTTATTGGGTCTCGCAAAGCTGTATTAATTAAAGATAATACTCTATCTTGATTTGCTGTATGCGTATATGAACTTCCATATCCATATATAAAACTACTTGCTTGATAATTCTTCATTAAATAAAATAAAACATTCTGTTGCGTTCTACCACTTCTATAATTCGTTTGGCATATATCACTTTCTATTAACAAGAAAGGTGATGTTGATAATATTGGCGGTGCTGATGCTGTTAATTGCTGGTTTTCTAATTGTAATGCTATACTTTCATCATTTAAAAATCCATTACTATACATGGGAATTCCATTCACTCCGCTCAAATCTGGGTCTAATGAATAAAATGTATTCAAAGCAGGGTCTATACTATTATCTACAGCATTACATAATATTAATGGCTTTGTTCCTTTTGGTATTTTATCTGGTCTTGTTTGATTATATGTTGTTGGATTAAATCTATTTTCTTGCTTACCATAAGCAGGTAATAATTCCCTATGTGATTGAAAACCTAATCTTGAAAATAAAGAATTCTCCCAATTATTCTCATCTGCTTCCACACAACTTTCTATTATTCTATCTCTATTTATTTTTGTTAATCCCCAATAATCTATTATCAAATCTCCATTCTCATCAAATGTCTCATCTTTATTATTCCAATAACTGGAGAGATTTATATTATTTGGTGGCTCATAATTTTCTGGACATAACCATACTTTATATATACCAATACCTGATATTTCTGCTCTTACACCTGTATTCCTACTTGGCTCCGTCTTCGCATTCGCCTGAAAATCATCTATTCTATTATTACGACTAAATACAGCATCTTCACAAGCAGTATTCACTATTCCTGCTTTCGTTCCCGTTGACGCTGACGGATTTGTTGTAGCATCACTATATGGGATTGATTTTTGATTTAATATATTATCTTCTTGTAATTGAGTGAATTGAACTCGACCTCCATCATATTGAAATGTTGGTTGAGTTGCTCCTGTCCATACATAATTTACTTTATTTTGCTCCAAACCAAGATTAACTGGAATACTATCACCCGCTGATGTCGTTGGAAATTTCCATACATATAAATGAGCTTGAGCATATTGTTGATATTTACCATCATCTGTATCATATTCACCATTATGAAATGCTCCTGGCTGACCTAAACCTTGAATTTGGAATACTCCTGGAACTGATGCGTTTGTTGTTGGATTAGGTGGATTAATTGGAGTTGTTCCCGTTCCCGTTGTTAAAATCCAAGTATTTGTTGCTGATAAAAGAGGATTTTTAAATAATCCTGTAAATCTACCACCTGCTGGTGTCGTTGCCGCGTTCCAACCTGGTTTGTCTGCTGATATAAAACTATATCCCGTCACCGCAGCTGCTGTTAATAAACTACTTTGTTCCCATATTATTGTCGTCTGTTCGTCCCATCTATAACCCTCGTTTAATACTAATTTCAGTCTATATCTACCAGCTACATCTGGATTTTCATAAGCAGGATTAGCTGGGAAATTCGTTGTAAAATCCCATTCACTCTTTGGTATTCCAGGGTCTATTCCTGCTGTCTGCGTATAAGCATTCGCATCTGCTGCTGGAGCTTGATAATTAACACTACTTTCTATACCTAATGTATTTTGAAATCCTATTTTTACCCATTCACCAGGTGTCGTTACGACGGTTGATAAAGGCTCACCTCTTTTTACTTGGTCATTATTTACTGGACATATTGCGTGATTATCATAAAATGAATTAGATATACCTATACTATTACCCCAACACATACTACCAAAATTTATTGTTGATAATTTCTCTTTCTCTGGGTGATAATCTGTTCCTACAAATAAAGCACAAAATGTCTTTGTTATTCCTCCACCAAGCTGTATTGTATAAGGATAAAAACCTAAATCAAGACTTTCCATAAATGTTGTATCTACTTTGTAATCAGGGTCTGGAGGATTATTGGCAGCCTGAAATCCATTATCATGGGGGTCAATTATAAATGGAGGATTTGTCTCTATTATTATATTTCCTTGGAAATTTTTTGCTTTTTTAACGAAATCTTTTTGAAATCTACTTTTCATTTTTAATCTTCCAAGTTCTTTTAATAATCTAAATTTTTCCTCTTGATCAAGATTAGACCTTGCTGATATACCCGCAAATATTTCACTTGTTGTTGTTGGACATATTAATGTTCTATTTGTTCCATATACTTGCGGTCTATAATCTGCGTCTGCTGGCGTCGGGTTAGGATTAACTATTGGTTGTGGTAAACCAAGGGCTGTTCCAAAAATAGGGTCAGTTGAAAGCATAGCATTTACATCAGGTTGATTTAACCAATCATATATAAATGGTCTATTTGACTGATATTTTGGTTGAGGAACACTACTTGGGTCTTGTGTCCAATTAGGTGGCGGAATATATGGGTGAGTTGGGTCTGTTAATGGAGGAGGATATGATGTGCTTCCATCTTGCGTTCTTAATTGTGCAGTTGTTCTATCATCAGTCATACCTACATCTCCATCAAATATCCAATTACCCACATCTTTCCTTTGATTTTTATATCCTACTGGAGGTTTATTAGATTTATTATAATATGTTTCATAATTTCTCATACATTTAGCAAATTCAGCCCAATTTTTCTCTCCATCATCTTCATTTGGAAAAGGAATATTTGTATAAATTATTTGGTTCTCATGTAATTTATTACATATTAATGAGATAGGTTCTTCTGTTGGAAATTTATTTAATGGTGTCGTATAATCATTATCACCTTGAGGAAAAGTAAAATTTAAAACTTCATATTCTAATTTATTATTTAATATTATTGTTTTTCCTACTTGTCGAGGTATTGCTCCATCTCCCCCTGTCCAATTTACTTGGTCGCAATTATCTACAGGTAAATTTGCCCATCTATCACCTAATAAATATTTATATAAATTTGATGTAGCCATATTTCCATATATTGGATTTGCCCAACCTTTGAAATTTACCTCTGCTAATTCATCTGTCGTCGTTCCATTTGTTGTTGCTGGAGCAGCATTATTTACTCTATTTTGACTACTCGTTTCTATCTCTCGTAAATATGTTGTCTCTTTTATATTATTTAATTGAGCCTGACTTGGTTTTACTGGATTATCTTCTCCTCGTGGTATTCCTCCATACTGTTTACCATATGATTGAGCCAAGTAATCTCGTCCTGATGTAAAATTCGCTGGCTGAACTTTCACAGTTCCTCCATTTTTTATAGGTATTATATCAGTTATTTCATTACGATATTGGCAATTTACAGGTTGTTCCATTAAAGTATTTTGGGCTTGTCCTGCCGTCACTTGCGTCACATCTTTATCATAAAATCCTACCCTATTATAATATGGAATAACATTACTTGCTGGTTTATAATCATCTGGATTTTCTATTGAATTTAATAATATTTTATTTGTTTGCTGTTGAGTTGTTCCTATTCCTGTTATTGTTTCTCGTAATCTTTCATTTATAACCGCCGTCACACTTTCTACATCTTGTAATAATTCCTTGAGAGAAATATATATAAATGCCGTCATAGGTTCTGCTAAAGGCATCTTCTCATTATTCATACCTCTTCTTCCACTTCCAAAGTGGTCATTCCTCATAAAAATATATGGGTCATTATTACATTCTTTCACTATATTCGCATTTCTATATCCAAATTGGGCTGTAGGTTCAAGTTCCCCATAATCTCCAGCATCTACCGTAAAACTTGTAGGGTCAAATACTGTTGATGGAAATAAATTTAAATCTTTATTTTGTCCCGTTTGAGGTTTTCTCGTATTTCTTGAATATAAAAACATAGCATTATCACCTCTCATATAACCATTTCCTTCATATTTACCAGCAACTATAGGAACTCCATGTAAATCCAAATTATCATAATTCATTAATCCTTCTTGACTTGAACCAGGTTTAATATTAAATAAAGGTCTTCTCCACCCTACATCATCTATATATGTATCACCCACATATACAGCACAATCCCCACACTCAAAAGGAATATTCGTTAAATATCCTGAATTTGTATCCTCTAATTCTAATTCTAAAACCCTAACATTAAAAACAGGTGTTCCAAGTCCTGCTGTTCCATATATTTGCTTTATTTGTCCTACCCAATCTATTTGTAAATCCGCCTCATCAGGTGTAGTATTATTATTCACATAAATATGATTACCAACATAAAAATTATTTTGATATAAATCTCCTGTTCTTCCCTTTATAACTCCATTATCATAATCTGTAAATAAATTATTTGAAGCATCAGGCAAAGGCGTCGTTTGACCAGACATTTCATGGGGTTGAATACGCACTCGACTTACTCTTCCAACTACAGGAGCTGGCAATGCGACACCTGGGGCTGACCAAGTAAATACACCTGGTGGATTTTCTACTTGATATTGATATATACCATAACATTCTCTTTGAGGTAAAGGGGTATTTCCTGATGCTGGTATACGCGAATTAAAAAAAGGACTGGGCGGACTTGTCCAAGTTCCATCATAAATTGGAAAAACATATCCTACACCCATATTTACTTCTCTATAATTTCTTATTTGATTAGTCACCGTATTTTGAGGTATTCTTGGATTTAAATTATATGGCGACACCAAATTTGTAAATCCAGAACCAAGTGCTCCTCCATCTCCATTTATACCTCCATTTGGGTGAATTAAAGGTAATCCTACTGAATATGTATTATTATTATTCATATAAAAAAATACTTCAAGTAATACTTTCGTATCACAATAACTCTTTGTTTCTCCATTTACTACCACATTTTGACCACTAAATTCTATTGTTGGAGCTGCTGTTCCACTACCTCTTATGTTTGCACAAACCATTTCCACGCTAATTTTATCTCCTCTTTTTATAACAAAGTCCGTTTCATTTGACCAAGAACCATTTGTATCGTCATCGTCTTCTACATTTATAGCACTATTTTCTCTTGAACATTCTATTAAATATGTTTCTGTTCCTTGGAAAGTCGTCATTTAGTATAATAAGATATTATAAAATTATACTAAATCTTTATTGTCCAGACATAAAAATATTACCAGATTTAATAAGCATCATTCTCTCCACTTCCGCCCAAATAAGAACACGAAGTTTTGATGTGTCTGTAGGCACACGAGTTCGGTCAAGCGTTACTATAACTGGCTGACGACCAACCTGCGTTCCATTACCAACATAATTCATACCAGCATCTTTGGAGAGATTTACACCAAGATAATTAAGAGCAAAATTTAGATTAGAATTAGCAACTCCATGGAAAAACTGTCCTGCGTCAAAGGCGGACTGATTAGCATCAAGAGCATAAGCACCTGCTCCAGTAGTCTGTCCATCAGCAGAGTAAAGACCTCTATTAATCTTAAGTGGAACATCGGCAACTTGGGACATTTCATTATATAATTTTGAAGTAGTATTAAGAGGAGAAGGAAAGACATTCTCATTATTAATACTGACCTGTAAAGTTGTTCCCACATTACTTGCCTTGGAGAGATAATTTCCTAAAATTGGATTGGCGGGGACGGAAGGGGTATTACTGAAATCAGGGAAAGCTGGAGTAGCAATTAAGAGATTGCGAACAATCTGGTGGTCAAGTCCAAGAAGAACCGAAAGCGGCTGGGAAAGAGACTGATTTGGTGGAACTACTACGGAAGGGAGCGTAGACATAACACTTATATAATCAGTCATTACAAGACTAACTCCTTTCTCAAGCTCTTGCTGAATGCGAAGCATAGGACTTGGGACGCCAACCTGGTCTTCATAGTAGATGAGGTCAGTAGATAATTTACATGAACCTTCAACAATATTATTACCAGTAGTGAAAGGAGGGGCAACACCTCCTGCTGCTGTATCACCAGGAACACATCTATTACCTGCTAAATCAGGAGAGAAATGAAAGACAAACCTAACACGCTCTTTGAGTGCGAACAAAGGAAGTGGAATTTGGCTTAATACAGGGAATATATCTTTGAGTTTTATTGTCCAGAATGGAGTTGTATTAGCACTTGCTGTAGTGCGGAAATGGTCTAATCTATTACATTCTGTTGCTGTAGTTTCAACTAAACCAAGAACACCTTGAGATGCTTTAGTATTAGCATCTTCTTCAGTATTTAAAGCATTAAGAGCAAACTTACCCCAAGCATTAGCACCTATACCTTGCTGTGTTTTTAATCCACTAAAAGAACCAATATAAACATTATGGGTTTGGTCTCTAATATCCTGGTCGACCAGGCAATTCTTCATCTGTATGAGATGAGGACATTCTTCAACCGAATTAATAAGAGTTGTTCCAAAGAACATTTCAACTCTGTCTAAACAACCAAGAATACCAGCCATTAAAGGAAGGTCATTACGCTGATTTCCATTCGTTTGACTTGTAGTAAGCTGAAGCTGTAATGCCACATCATCACTTAAAATACCTTCTTGGGGAAGCTCAAAAACAGCCTGGGACTGACTAAAAGAACGGGGTTCAATCAGGCGGGTTTCAACTCTTTGCGTTTGACTTTCTGCCGCCGATATACCAACCATTTGTGCTAAATCACTTTTCTTTCTGCGAGACATTTATATAATACTAATATAAAATAAATATTAATATTATTTTTAAATTATGTGATTATTTTTACAAGATTTCTCTTGATCAAGAGCATTAATTTACAATACTTACAAGACCCCTATCATCATAGTTAATAACTGAACGGTAAAGGAAGAATGTATATGAAGACATAGGAGAAGAGCCATCAAGTTTGGATATAATGCGAGTAGAGTATGCCTGGTTCTTAAAGTTTGCAGTGTTGCCCACTCCAAGCATATCACCAACTCTAATACCAATACCATAAACATTTTGGAAATAATTATCAGTTGTATTACCAGCAAAATCTCCTGTGAGAGCATTATGTTGTTCATCACCATTAGCTGTAGGCAAGTTTTCACTATTCTGTCCTGCTAATTGGTCTGTAGCTCTACTTGTTCTTGGACGAATACTCATAGCATAATAATACTGACGCTGGGCATCAAAAGAAGAACCAGCATATTCATCTGCTACAAGAGTGTCGCGAACAATTACCTCATTCTCATCAACCTGGAACTGAAGAGGGAAAAGAACTCCGCCTCGCATAAAACTGACTTTAGTAATAGGAGCAAGTAAATCATAAGCTCCACCTGCGGGATTTCTATTAAGTAAAGGTGTTGTTTTCATACTATCTTCACCATAATTAGCAATATGAGGTGTAGGTAAGAAATTAGTAAAGGTAGAGACAACAGCAGATAAAGCAGGGTTAATCTGGGAAGTCTGGTCGTTATTATTAATTACTGAATAGAAAGAACTAAAGCCAGAGAAAGGATAGGAAGAAATCGCAGGGAGACTTCCACCCTTGGGCATCGCATATTCTCCCATGAGACTTACATTAGTAATTTCATAATAAGAGTTAGGAGTAACCAAAGAACTTCCATATAGTGCCTGAATAGATGACTGGAGAGAAAATTTAAGATTTAATCCACCAACACCATTATTCATAGAAAGAGGAATATCAGCTCCCTGAAGAAAAATACCAGCCATAATAGGCATAGCAACCGACATCTTGCGATTTAAATAACGACCCTGAACCTGCTCATTAGAACTTACACCAAATTCATTAGAAAGATATGTAGTATATTCATTCCAACCCGAACCACTTGGTAAAAGCGATGCGAGTAAACGCCCATAATGTCTAATTGTTTCTAAATTTTGGTTCATAGCATTATTGATTTCAAGTTGCTGAAATAAACTTGCTACACCTACACGAGAATTGAGGCGAACTTCACGCTCTCCTGTGCCGTCTTGGTCATTATTATTAGGTAAAGCATTATTAGCATCTTTTAAAACAACATCAAAACAAAGTTTTAAATTTTTGGAACGGACATAGTATTCTTGTGGAGCTATGCTAAAGGTAATGATAGGATTACCTTGACGATAGGAATATTTAGTATTGCCAGATGTTTGATTATCTGGAGCTATTTCAAATTTGCGAACTGCGGAGATATTCGACATTTAATATAACTATATAAAAAAAAATCTGGAGAGAAATTATAATTTTTAAAAATTTACTTGTGTTATTCTAAATCTAAATCATAATATTCACTAACTAAAAAATGGAACCATTCATAATCAAGTTGAGTAAATTCATCATCATCATCATCACTATTTAATGTTATATCACCACTACAGTTTTCCATTAACATACTTGTTGTTATGGGTCTTATTTTCGCAGCCTTAAATGCTTTACAACTGGGAGTTTCTTGATATAAAAAAAGTTTATTTACTATCTCCGTTGGTAAATTCTTCCACATATTTTTATTCATTATATATATTTAAATCATAAAGATTTTTGCTTGCTTCCTAAATTTAATTGCTTTTTTGTTTATTTTTTTTGTTTTTAACATTTTCCAATAATCGCCCCTACATTCCACTATTTGAAAATCAAATTTCTCATAGAAGTTAATAGCGGCGTTGTTAGATTTTAAGACTTTTAGTTCAATCTCTTCCCAGCCATCAATCTCGGTTTTCATAAGGAACATAGTCATGAGCATCGTTCCAGTTCCCTGTCTGCGGTTCGCAACACAGATTTTTTCAATCCTCCAGCGTTTAGGATTGCGTTTTCCACGCCACCAGCTGAAGTAGTAGCCCAGAAGCTCACCCTTATTCATAAATATAGACCCACGCTCGATTTCCTTCTTCAATCCTCCAGCGAGGAAGCGGAAATATCCAGGAGGGAATATGTCTGGGTAAGCCTTAAATAGCTGTTGCATGTCCTTAACCTTCTGTTTGAGGTCAATCTTCGCGTCCCGTTCTTCAGGATTGTTGTGGCTCTTGTTGTTGTTGTTCATAGACATAGTATAGATTATGTATTTAGATGTTATGATTATTTGGTTGCTGAATACCTACCCTCTTGTCATAAATTAAAATTTTCAATTTTCACACTTCTCCTAAAAAAAGTGCATGTTTTATTTTAGTATTTATAGCCTTATTATAAAACTTTAACGGATATATGACCAGCTTATGCTGTCTTGGGTTTTGACCGATGCGTCTTGACTTTTTGCTTGTCTATCTTGACTTGTCTTGACTTTTCAACATTTTCAATTTTTCATATCCCTAACTTTTTTGAAGACTAATAAGTATTGATGAACCTTACAGGAATATCCAAATTTCTTCGCATTATATCCCATGCGTAGATAATTGTATATCTTTTTTTGATTTACTATTACCTTATCCCATGTCTCAAATCCTATACTATTCATTATTCTCTCCGTCTCATAACTCAAATTATAATATTTATGCTTCTTCCTCCAGTCCCCTACCATTATACAATATGTCGCTCCTATATCAGCCTTCGCCGCCGCTCTCTCAAATATCTTTTTATAAAATTTTAAAAATTCCTCCCACGATTTTATACTCGATAATCCATTCCCCTCATACTTTTCTAAATTCCAATATGGAGGACAAGTTATTAATCCGTTATGTTGTGGAACCTCATCTATTAAACTATCGCCTAAATAATTTTCAACTTTAAATTTATCTTTGGCATATTTTATCGCTGCTGGACTTTTATCATATCCAAGATAATTTCTTGATGCGTCAACACAACATTTATGTCTTTCTCCCCAACCCGCAAATGGGTCATATATTAAATAACTATCTCTACAAAAAAATTCAGCACACAAGGTTCCTATTTCCATCTGGAATGGAGAGAATTCTGCTCTACTACTTTGAGTTATACCATTCTTTTTTTGACTTCCTCGCATTTTATATTTCGGCTTCGCACAATCTATTACGCTTACAGGATATATACTATACGGCTTCTTGGACATAATGATATATATTAATTATATATTATTATGATTATTTTACTTTATTCATCTTCTTCCTCTTCTTCCTCTTCCTCAAATTTAAATCCCAAGTCTTGAGCTTTGTGGAAGAGCTGTAATACTATATCACTATGCTCCCAGGTTTGGAGACCATTTACTTCATTTATACCATTTAATTTCAGTCCCATTATCCATTTACATAATTGTAATTTTCTATCAAAGAAATCCATCTTATCATTCATAGCCCTCATGACTGATAATGCTAAATTGTTCTTGGTCTCCCTCAATTTTTGATTTTCCTTTGTTAAATCTTCAATCGTTTTAATCATTTCTTTTTTCATCATTCCAGACATCTTATAATAGTTATTCTCGTTGTGTTTTTAAATTCAATTTTAAAATATTTTAATTAGTATTTAAATTATCTAATCTTTCCTTTGCTAAATCAAAATGTGTTTTTTCTAATTCTATTCCTATAAAATTTCTATTTAATTTATTACAAGCTACTCCACAACTACCACTTCCCATAGTCATATCCAAGCAAGTGTCTCCCTCATTACTAAAATATTTTAATATAAATTCTAATAGAAATTGAGGCTTTTCGGTAATGTTTTTTATCACTTTATTTTTCCTCACACTATATTCCTCAATTACATTCGTTGGTAATGTTGGTTCATATACCGCTTTCTTTGCGTGATACATATTTCCTTTTCCTATTATCAAAGGTGTATTATTTAAAGACATCTCTTGATCAAGAACATTCGTCGGTAATAGGGGCTCATATGATATTCTTGGAATTTTTATTTTTTTATTTACCATATTTAATCCTGTTGATGTATTATTCGTCATTATATTTAAAGGCAAGCTTGGTTCGTATGATGTTCTTATACTCTTTTCATAATGGAACATCATTCCCTTTCCTTTCTCTACCTTTTTATTATTTGTCTTTCTTGAACATTTTATTTTATGATATTTCGCATAATTATATATTGGTTGATGTTTATAAAATATAAATACATATTCTGTTGCTTTTCCAAGTCTTTTGCGTGAAAGTAAAGGTGTTGTTGTTCTTTTTTTATTCCATACTATTTCATATCTAAAATACTTGGGACAACTATTTATTAATTTTACTCCAAATTTCATATCTCCAAATAAAAAAACAGGACAATTTTTTTTTCCTATTCTCCAAATTTCTCTCCACATTTTTTCTAAATCTATCTCATTATCCCATGATAAATGTTTAAATCTTCCATAAGGTAAATCTGCTATGACTATATCCACACTATTATCGCTTAAGTCTTTCATTTTTTCCAGACAATCTCCCTGATATAACGATTTCATTTACATTACCTTTAGATTTTAATAATTCTTTGTGGTTCTCAAATCTATCATATAAAAAATATGCGAAATTTGTTGGGTCGAGTGAGGTCTCATGTTCATTTTCCCACGATTTTATTATTTTTATATCAAACATATCTGGTATAATCTTATATTTTTTGATATAATATTTTATTTCATATATTTTTTGTTTTTCCATTTTATTATTTGGAGAGAAAAATATATAAAATTATCTTTATTTAAAATTCAACAGCAACTGAATTTGGAGTAATCACACAGGTTCTAATATGATATAACCAAGTTCCTACAAGTTTATTAATAACATTCTCTCCAGCTGCTGAACCATATTCTACATTTAATCTTATTTCATTTTCATTAGCATTAAAAGAATGACCCTCTTTCGCAAGTTGGCGAGGAATACAGAAATTTCTGGCATTTTCGCATAGATTGCGAGGAACTATATCTAATCTACCTATTGCCTTCTCTGTCTCATGAAGATGAATAGCGTCCCAAGATAATCTCTGGGCTGCTTCCTCATTTGCTGTAGCTACAAGACGAGTGCTTACTCTACGATTAGGTGTAAGACGATTAGCAATATTCCAAATATAACTTTGGCAGGCATCTCCTACAGGGCGGAATGTGTCTTCATATAATCTTGAGACACTTCTCATAGGTTGCGACACTATGGAACAAGCTCGGCGTTCTGTGCTGGGAATTAATAGCTCACTACGGGGAATACCTGCTTGGAGATTTTGACGGTAAAGATTATAAGAAGGATAATCAATACGAATACCACCTCCAGAGCTTACCTGTCGCATAAGTCCATTCATAGTCTCACCACTTGCCTGAACAACAGAACAAACAAATTCTACATTTCTCATTTCAAAATCTGCCTTAAGAGAATTAGCGTCAACATACATCTTGGCTCCATTCGCTATACCTGCTGCTCCCACATTCGCAGCACCACCTGCTACAGCATATCGGGGACGACCAGCTACAGATGTAACACCTGTAATAGTTCCAGCAAAGAGAGGAGGGTCAGGAGCAATCTGTTCAATATATAAATCTTGTCCAACCGACCAAGCAATATTACTAAAGTCCCCTAAAGCTTGAATATTATTAGTTCCCGCACCAGGAGCAGCATCAACTGTTGCAGTATTTACATCAAATGTTCCTGGATTAGCAGCACCTCCCGCAATCGCGGCACCCTGATAAGCAAAGGCTTGAGGAACTAATGCTCCAGCAACAGGTAAAGCCGTCATCTGGCGAATACCTGTATATGTAGCTGCTGTTGAAGAATATCCTACTTGCGTTAATGCTCTTAAAGCTGCTTCTTTCTTTTGGAGCTGAATTCTAATACGAATACCATTTAATGCTATAATAGGGAGTAATTTCTGTCCTTGACCAAGAAGACCACTCATATAAAGAGGGACTACACATTCAACATTTTTAAAAGTTGTTCCATCTACTGGGTCAAAATTAAAATATTGACTTTTCAAAGAACGACCAACTACTGGGGACATACCCTCCATAAGAGTTCTCATATTTTCTAAACCTTGTGTTTTAGTATAATGATAATACATAGCAGTCCAAGTGCTTACATCTTCAAGCTGTTCTAATAATTGGGAATTTGCTCCATCATAAATGGAAATGGTTGAAATCACCGATGACCCAGCTGCCATAGGGTCAGGTTGTGCTATACAATTTGTGGAAGCAGCATCATCTTTTACTTTAAGCAAGAACTTAAGATATGACCCCTGACTTGCGTTAAGTAAAGGGACTTCTTCAGGACTAACAAAAATTTCAATAATATCTTGCTCTGTATATACAGAATTTCTATCCGTAAGGATTGATTTAGACAAAGTTGGAACAGACATTTATAATATACTAATATAAAAAATATTTACTTTAATTTTTAAAATAAATATTTGTTTAAGCAAGTATAGGAGCCGCTACTCGACCTCCTAAATCTAATGTTGGTTGGCGTATTGTTGGTAGTGGAGTATTTCTTAATTGCTCCTCTTTATCAGCATCTGTTATGCTTTGAACAGCACCATATACACCTGCTCCTACACTACCAAGTTCTGTCGCGGCTCCTACACCTTCTAATAAAGCACCTAATGGAGCAAATATTCCTGATGCTAAAAGACCTGCTCCCGCCGCCTCCTCAACCGCTCCTGCTGCTTCTCCCGCTCCTGCTGCTGCTGCGGCATCTACTACATCACCTAATCCACCAGCTACACTACTTTCTTCTACTGCTGATTGTGCTGCTGCTGCTGATGTATCCTCTGCTATATCTCCACCAAAGGTATTTGTTGTTGTTCTTTCTACTGAACTTCCTGGTCTAATTTCACCTTCTGCTTTCGCTGAATAACTCCTCATTTCTAAATCTCTTCCTTCAGGACTTGCTTCAGGACGACTATATTGTTCTATACGACTTTCTGGATTAGCAACTCCTCTTGGTTGTTTTCCCATACTTGCTACTGATGGCTCTGCTCTTCCATTTTCCCATGAAGCATCTAAACCTCTCGTTGTTGAAAATCTTGGCTCTTCACCTCTATCAAATAAAGGATTTCCTCCTGTTCTTCTTGGTAAACCATATTCATCTAAACCACTCATTACTTTACTTTCTCCTCCAACACTGCCACCATAAGAAAAATCATTACCTCCTGCTCTTGTTTCAAAATAATTTGGGTCATCTGTTTCCGTCATTTCTATATCATTAAATGCCCGACCCATAGGTTCTACTTCTCTCAACATAGGATTAAAATCTACTTTACTTTCTCCATCTCCATAAGCACTCACATCTCTTAAATTATCAAGTCTTCCAGCCATAGTATCTCTAATATCTCCTACTGCTCCTTCTACCTTTCCTCTCACTTGATCAAGAGCATCTTTTGCTCCTCCCTTGGATATAAAATTATATAAATCTCCTGCTCGTCCTGCTATACCTTTTACTCCTTCTATTGCTACAGGTAATTCCAAGCCTATTTTAGCAATCTCTCCATATTTCTCAAATTCTCCTTTAAGTCCAGCTAAAGCATTATTCCGTTGCATAATACTATTATCTCTCAATAATGCTAAATTATCGCCATACGATTTTACATTATTTTGTATCGCACTTTCAAAACCAGTAATACTCATTTATATTCTTGTAATATAAAAAAAAATTTAATAAACTTGAGTATGAAAATTTAAATAGGCTTCAGGAGGGGTGCTGTCTAAACGAAAGTATATCCAACTATACATATCTCCTTGAGCGTGAGCCATTATCTCCTCAAATCTACCACCATATGTATCATTTAAATCATATTTTAAAGCATCAAGTTCCTTTGTATTCTTTATCATTCCACTCACTATCATACCTGTTGAATTTGCCCTAATAATTGGTGCTAAATCTAAATATTTCTGGGTGGAATACAAATACATACATGGGTCGCCTTTCCTTACATAATGCCTGAACCTACTCGCCAATCTAATTACAGCACCTGTGGTCTTGCTTCTACTATCAAATTCTCCATAACAATCATCTACTATCAAAGCATAACTTGTATCAGCATCTTCTACTGCTTTTTTCTGTTGTTGCATACTAATTAAATCTGTTATTATTTTATTATCATAAGCGTCATAACAAGTATCCTTATATTTCTTGGCTGTGAAGCGTGAAGTCGAGTCATTCCACACCGTAGGGCTAATTACACTTACCGATGAAAATAAATCTTCCTCACCTTCCCTGCTCCCATAAAAATTGGGGTTATGAAGAAAGTTATTCCACAAAGTGCCTTTTCCCATACGAACTCCACCAACCAGGCTAATTAATTGACCCTTATATACATTTGGAATATTTGGGTGTAATTCCCTCTTGTTGCTTTCATCTTCATTATCTTCTGCTATAACGGGTAATATTGTTAAATCATTATTCATTTATATATAATAAAGATAATTTTTTATTTATTTTCTCTCCATAAATTAAAATGAATGATTATGAAAATAATGTTTTAACTGATTTTAAAGTTTTTTGTCCTACTGATATTATACAGAAGTATAAACATAAACATTCTAATGATAAAAATTGGACACGATTTTATTATTATAAAGATAAAAAAAGACATCAAGTTGGCTCAAATAATATTGAATATGATTATGAAGTTAGTTCTACTCTTGCTTATAATAAAAATGTATTTTATAAAATGACTACTATGTCCAATCAAGATGGATTTTTTGATTATTATTTTAAATTAAAAAATAACTTGCCTAAAATAGTTGTTAAAAAATCTAATAGAAAAAATCAAAGTAATAGAACTAAAAAAGTTAAAGAAGTTGGCATTAATCCTACTCTACCTCCTATTTGTCCCGAGACAGGGAAATTTATATGTATTTTTAAATAAATAATTCTCTCAAGAGTTCTGGTGGAATTCTAAATTTCATAGTTCTATTTTGACCACAACCAACAGCGGGTTGGTCTTTCTTATGAGTTCCTAAACTCTTTTTATGTTTACCTCCATTCATATTTATACATTTTCCTTTTCCCAAACATAATTTTGGAGAGAAATTTAATTTATTTGTCCATATTCTTGTTCTCTTTCTATATCCCCAATCACTATATCTACAATAATCAACTATATAATAAGGCAAGCCAAGCATCATTTCTTGTTTTTTTAATGTTCCTGTTTCTGGATTTTCTATATACCAAAATTTAGGATTAAAAAAATTTATTATTTCCAAGACTTTCTTTACCCATTCTATCCCTTTTTTAAAATCTGCTTCAAATAATTCTTGAGTATATATATATTTATTTCCTTTTTTTCCTTTTTCTCTTCCTATCCAAGGTTTTATTAATGGACTAAAATATGTGCATGGTGGTGAAGCCCATATTATATCAAAATTTTTATATTTTTTATAATCAAATTTTAATATATCTACCAAGTGAGTTGGTGGTTCTTGATTAGGATATGTTCGTATATCTACACTTACCACTTCCCAACCTTTCTCTTTTGCTATTTTTCCAACGCTTCCCGTTCCGCTAAATAATTCAAGTATTTTCATTATATTATTACCCATGATTATTTTTCTATAAATTCTACATTTTCAATTTCAAAATCCAGCCACGGTTCTTGTTCGTTGATGAACTTTCCTTTAATATTAATTACGCCTCTTTGCGTCCAAGAACGGGTCTTTATTACATCACGCTCCATCAGCCTTCTTTGTCCTCCTTGGGTGAATTCTGTTTTTATTATATATTTACACATATTGTTGCCTTCAACCAAGTTCTCGTCCTTATGTTCTATATCATAGGAATTTGTGGATATATCTTCTTTGTGAGAATTAATTTCTTCTTGTAATTTTTCAATAAATGCTCCATATTCTTCCCAGGCTTCGTGGTATATAGCCCAGTTATTTGGACTATAGTCAAATTTTAACCAATAATTTCCTACTTTAATTTTAATAGTTTGTTTATAGTCCCAAGCCAGGGCGGAAAAGAATGATTTTGAGTGGCGGAATTGAGGGTCGTAAGAAGACATAATATAATAAACATTCATTATATTATTTTAAAATCAATTTTCAAATAAAAAAATAAGTATTTAATCTTGAGTTATATTCCATAATTCCATCGCCCTCCACCTGTCTTGTGTTGAGCAAAACTCCCTATATTTCCAGTCCATTTTGCGACCCTTTTTGGTGGTTGTCTTGGCTGACTGGGTGGAGCAAGAGGTCTATGTCTTGGGTTTATAATCTTATTAGGGTGTGGTTCTTTACTTGTTGAATGTTTTTTCTTTCTTTTTTCTTCATACATATCCATATAATTACTAAAATCATCATATGATAATTTTGTATTTTTTTGAGGAGCTGCCATTTTGGGTTTTTCTGCTTTTTTCTTTCCTGCTGCTTTTGCTTGTCTTGTTGCTAAACTTTTAGCTCTTCCTCTTGCTAAAGCATCTAATTGAGATTGGCTCATAACTTTCTTCTTTCTTTTTACTTTATCTTTTCCTCTTCTTCTTTGTGGAACTTCTTTTAATTCAGTCTGGAGAGAATTTGGTAAATTATCTTTTATTTCATCTTCTTTTATTTCTTTTTTTTCTAATTTTATATTTTTTTTTTTGAAATCTTTTCCAAAGACATCATTTGCTCCTACTGGCGGCTCTTGGATTTCCTGTTGGATTATTTCAACTTCTTCCTCTATTTCTTCCATGGGTTTTATAGCTAAATCAGCAAGAGGGTCTTTAACTTCAGGCAATCTATTCTGGCTCATTATATATTAATATTTATATTTTATTTTTGTATAAAAACTTTATCTTGTCGAGAAAACTGTCGCATCACCTCCTTGTCTAAATCCCTCCTCTCTTTGTCTTCTTTTTATTTTTATTGTTATTGTGCTCGTGCTGTCTAATACATTTGGTTTGTTTCCAAGAGCGTCTGTGATGCGGCAACGCAATTGTGAGACTGAAAATGATGCGGGATTATTCAAACATATCCAATTTTCCATAGGACAAGCAAAGAATTCACCTCTATGATTTCCTACTCTATCACCTCCAGCTGGTGTCTTGTAAGGTCTATCACCAATAGGAATTACACCTACTATTGCAGCACTATTACCTCCACTATTTAAATTTAATGTTCCTGCTGCGTCATCTCCTGATGAATTACCATAATATCCTGTTATTGGTAAATCTGGTAATGTAACCACTAAATTCAAGTTTTCTGGTAATGCTAAACCTAATTCTATATCTGCGGGTAATCCTGCTGCCGTTGGAGGCATAACTGCTGCGGCTACTTTACCGTAATGTCCTATATATCCTAATACTTTTGCTAATGTTGCTTTTCGTAATATTTGACGGCAATATTTATCCCAACTTCCACCCTGTGCTTGATCAAGAGCATTCTGTATAGGTGATAAATTATTTAATAAAAATGTATACGCTCCAAAATTACCTAAATCTGTAGCATTCATAGCAGCAGGTTCTGTTGTTCTATGATGAATAGCATTACATAATACACGAGGTTCCGTATGCGATGAACTTGTCCCCATACGAAGAGGAAGATGTCTATATAAATCAAAATTTAATCTATCAACACCTGCTAATGTTGGCGACCAAGTTCCTACATCTAATGGGTCGCTTATTATAATTTTTCCTGCTGTTCCTCCCCCAGTCACAGCGGCTGGAGGGGTTGTCCAAGCATTAGTAGGAAGAGCTGATATTCCCCAATATCCTTCTAAAACATAAACAGGTGCTGCTCCTGTAGCGTCAATTACAGGACGCATTCCAAGTGTTATATGACCTGCGGGAGCGGCTGGAAGAGCTACTTGTCCCCAAATAACAGTCATACCATCTTGTTTATTATTTGTTCCTTCTACTGTTTTACGACCAGGCTTACGGGCATAAAAAGTGGCAGTGCAACTTCCATCAGCAGCTACTCTTGATAATTCCCACCATACTGTATATGCTGTGCCTCCATTTAATTTATTAATATTACTATTAACTTCATTCATTTTGAAGCGTGTGAAAGTTGTATTATCAAAAATACCTCCACGCAAAGCAGCTATTTCTTCAGGGGCTGTATTATCTGTTCTAAATCGCCAATTATATCCTCCATGTTCAATATTTAAACCACTCCCATTAGGATTAAATGTTCCTAATCTGGCTCCATTTGTCGTATTCCAAAGGGGATTTAAATCAACAAAATTACCATTACCGTCGGTGCCTTTTAATTTCTTCCAAGCCGCATATACTCCACCTTCAGGTTCAATCCTTCCTGATATTTGTGTAGTATTATTATTACCTCCTACAGTAAGATTATTAACACCAGGAACTAAAATCCAGTCCCCAACATCACCTTCTGTATCAGCCTCGCATACTTGAGGAATATTCCAAAAGGTAAACGGGGCTACTCCAGCAGCTGCGGAAGCCCACCCTCGACAACAATTAGAAATATTAATTTTATCGGGATTATTCATATTGGCATTTAATTCATCTCCAACTCCTTGAGCAACAACTTTAATAGGAAAGTTTTTTCCTCCACTTTCTATACTAATCTCACAGGGTTGATGAGGGGTATATAAGGCAGCATTTCGTGTTCCATCTTGAAGCATCGCACCAGACCCTAACTGAAATCCTAATGTATTACTACCAGCTGCAATATGTGCTTCTTGGTCTATCATCATTCTACGATTAATATTGGAACTTACTAAACAAACCTCCGCATCAGCAGGGAATTTTATTTGCTCCGTCATGAAATTGGAGAAATCTTCAGGGTCATCACCTTTACTGTTAAGAACTATCAAACTCATTTATATTATCTAAATATAAAAAAAATATTTATATACTTTATAATGCCTCATTTTTCAAAAGTCTTTCAAAAAGCAAATCTCAAAATGAAGAAAAAACGGGAACCAAGGAATTTACTTGATGTCGCTAAAATGAAGCCCGAAAAGATGCCAACTCCAGAGGAAATTTTTGGTAAAGATTTAAAAACAAAAAAATAAATTTCTCTCCATATTCTAAATGTCTAACTCATCTGTAATAGAAATATCTTCTGGTGTTGATGTAGGTTATGAATATACTACATATATTTTAGGAATTCTCTTTATTGTTAGTGAATTCTTGCCTTTGCTTAAAGGTAAAAGTAATGGTCTTCTTCACGCTATTTTATGTCTTATTCAAGGTTCTAAATGTCTTCTTGATAAAGCTGAAGTTGCTGTCCAAGAGCAAATTCCTAATCCCCTTCCTTCCGTTTAATCTTCAAAATATATATAATTATGTATATATTTTGTTAATATTAGTATAATAGGTATTATTTATTTTATCCTCTTGTTTCTGTTTTCCTCTAATCCTCCAAATCCTCTCCCCCTCCACCTTTTTTTTTCTATCTCCCAAGTAAAAATCATAAAGTCAAAGTAAAAAAAAATTTCTCTCCAAATTTGGAGGATTGGAGGAAGGAGACCATAACTTTTTACATTATTATACAAACCTCTTACCTGTTGTGCTGTTATACTGATTATCCTCCAAATTCATTTTGTTTGGAGGATTTTGGAGGATTTGGGTGTGTGTTGTTGTATAATTAATCATCATCATTAAAATCTACTTTAACAATATTAGTAAAATAACCTTTCTTTCTACTTTTAGTGTAATTATCTATATCATTTTTAGGTAATTCCTTTTTACTTTGATAATCAAAATCTTTATCTCTCATAATTCCTTTTATATCTTTCAAACTCATATTCTTCTTTTTACATACTTCTTCAAATATTTCAATAACAACTTCTTTATATAAATATCTTCCTTCTTCTTTAGTAAAATAATCATCTACCCATTCATAAGTATCTTCATTTTCTATTAATTCTCTAAAATTCTTATTTAATCTATAAGTTTCTTTTAATCCTTCTTTATAATATTTCATAGCATAAGGATAAAACATTTTAAAAAAAGCACATTTATATCTTTCATTATCAAATAATATTTCAATATCTTCTTTCAAATAAATATTATTTTCTTTACTACATAATTCTTCTTCTTCTTTATTAACAAATTCACTTTCATAATATTCAACACCAAAGCGTCTACCAATTCCCTTATCTACTTTATCACCAAAGTCAGGGGTATGATTAGTCTGTGCTTCCATTTTTCCTTGTATTTTCATATTAATCTCTTCCTGAAATAAAGGCTTACATGTAATATATTTATCTTCAATATGTTCTTTTAACTTGGCTGTATCTAATTCTCTATCACCCCATTCTTCTAAAAAATATAATCTTATAGGTCTTCCAGCAAACTTGGAAAAACATTTATTATATGCTCCAGCAGTATTGAAAGCATCGTTGCCAACTTTATCACAATAAATAGGAAAACATATTCTAAAGCATTTACTATCGGTCGACTTTCCATTACTTGCTTTTTGACCAACTTTAATCATAGCAAACTGTTGTCTAATACAACCAGTCAAGCAATAGCCTCTCCAATGCAACCAGGAATTATAATGACTTTCATTATATCCATGTATCTTCATAAAAATATCTTTTAAATGTTTTAATTCTTCAGTATATGTTTCTTCTATATAATCATAATCAAGAACACCATCATCAGTAATATACATTTCTTTAGTTCTTTCAATCATTAGACCAGTTTTTAAATCAAAAGCACCATTTTTGAATTGGAATAAATGTGCTGTATTATCTTCCAAATTATATTGAATATATCTTTGTATTTCAGGAGTATGTTGTATAGCATTTAATATATGATTAGCGGTTCCATTAGTCCAAGAACCAGTTGATGAGAAATTCCTTAAAAATCCTGTAATGGCTTTCTTAACTTGTTTTTTATATTTTTCTTGATTATCACTATCCTCTGGAAGCAAAGAATATCCTCCCATTAATTTATTTCTCCATATAGGATATTCTTTTTTAATTAAATAGGTGACCCAAGTTTTTCCTTTTCCTTTCCCTTCGTCCCAAGTATTACTTTGTTCATTAAAATAAGCAACACGCCTACATTCTAATTTATAATTAAGATTAACCATAAAACTATTTTTATATTTATTATAAAATTCATCTTGAAATAATTTATTTGGGTCTTCTAAAAATCTTTTAAAATCATATTTTTGTCTATTTTGAGACCAGTTAGTATTCCATGATGCGAGATAATCATTATATCTACTATCAAGTCTGGTTGCGTCCCATCTTTCTCTAACCCAACTTTCATTACTAAAATTACAATTAGGTCTGCTTACTCTTTCTAATAATAAATTATAAACATCTTCACTGCCACTCGCGGCAAATCCTTTGATAATTCCAGAACATTTTTGATAATTTCTAATGGTTTGGTCAGGAATATTATTAAGATTATCTTGAACAGCTTGTAAATCAATATCATCGGCAGGCGTAGCAACAGCGACAGCTGTAGCAACAGGAATAGGAGGGGGTGATTGTTGAGGCTCTTGATCAAGAGAGGGAACTGATGGAGCTCCTCCCCATGAGAAAGAGGGTATTTCTTCATATATTTTAATACCTTGTTCTGGATTATTAAGAACACTATCTAATTTAGCCCATTCCCAAAAACCTTTACATAATAATTCAATAGCTGCTCCCCCATTCGCACTCTGTCCAAAGTCGTGAGTTGGGAAGTCTTTTTTTCCTTGAATATTATCAGGTAAATTATCAGCTGCAATAATAATATGTTTTCCATATTCTTTAGTATTTGATTGTATATATGGGTGTGTAGTGAGTAATTTTAATATTTTAGCTTGATATTCATTACTTTCATTTAAAACAGCATCAATATCAATAACGGCAATTTTAGTTGTATCAACACCAAAGTGGGTATATCCATCAGGATTACCCGCATTATAACGAGCCCATCTTTGTCTTATTATATTTTTTTTTGTTTCCCAGTCTTTGTTAAGCCAGCCCATTTTCGCCCTATCGGCAAATTTCTTGTGTCTTACGCCTTGGTCGTCAGTCCAAATCTTGAGTTTGATAGGACAAGTTTTAATCTCGTTTTCTCTACACCATTCTAAATACTCCATTTTATAAATATACAATAAAAAAATATCTTTATATTAATTACAATATAACTAATATAAAAGTTTTAAGAATAACTAACTCTATTCCTTGCGTTTTCTTCTCATAAGATTGAGACCAAGTGTGAGTTGTTTATGAATTTTCTTACTCATTTTGATGTCGTTATTTTTAAATTTGAACGAGCTTCCATCGGGAATTTTATTAATTCTCTCCAGTTCAGTTCTCTTAAACTTATAGGACATAGGGACTTTAAGAGAGCGATGTAAACCTCCTTTATTGAAAGTGATTTTTTCGCCACCGAGGACGGCGGTTGCTTTTTTTCTTGGAATATAAGGTCGTCTTTTTTTTTTAACATCTTTTCCTCCTTGATGAAAGTCTTTATCGCCTCGTTTGGTAGTATAGTCTAAATCACCAGGTCTTGTTTTACTTTTGCTCCCCTTCTTTGAGGAACTTTTTGTTTTGGTGGTCATACGAGAGGACGATGTGCTTGATTTGGGTTTTTTCTTCTTGGGCGGCATCTTGTATATTATATAAGTATTTTATTTTTTTTTGATGTTCTTCGTCAAGCCAGGCTTGGTGGAGTTTGGTTCTATAATGTCTTTGTTTATGAGTGTAAGACCAGGTTCCACCGCAAGGGCAATATCGTGTATGTTTATTGGCTTGTCTCCATTTTTCTTGTCTTGCTTTAGTTTTTGCTAAATCTTCAATAGAACATTTACTATTTAAGCTTCCTATAGTATTAATCCATTTGGCTTCCTCGATAAATTGTAATTGTTGTTCAGTATCCATAATAGGAATACATGTGAGGTCATTTTTGGTCATACCGCACTTTCTAAAATGTTGATAAACGGGTGAGTAATAACTTCTTCTTTTAGGATTAAAACATTCACTTTGATGTTCGGCTTGTCGTTTTCTTAAAGGTCGGCAGGTGCTTCCTACATAGATTTTATCATCAGTAGCTTTAATAATATATATTTGAGCCATCTATATATTATTATTTTATATTTATTTAAGTTAAAATTTCCGCATAAGTTATACTGCTTGTTTTTTCGCATAATATTTTTCAGCAACTTGGGTTGTATGACCCATTTGCTCTGCTAAATCCATTTTAAATTTTAATTTAGTATCATTTTTTTGAGTGTTAGAAATGAAGATTGTTCTTATAAGAGTTGGAGAGACTTTTTTATTAACCCAGCTTTTAGTAATTCTCATAACGGCTTGAGAGAGTGCGTTTTTGCTTAATGGTTCCATAGATTGATTATAAAGTAAAGTTCTCATATTAATATTGTCTGCGAATTTTTCTTCAGGATTACCATATTTTAAATAGACATTCATGATGTTATTTAATTTGGGTGGAACTCTTAATATATAGACAGATTGTTGAATGCCATTTCTATCTAAATTTTTATTTTTTTGAACTTGTTTTCCAAAGGAGAAGAATTTTTTATTTTTCCCAACAATAACGAGGAAGTTATGTTTTTCTTTTTCATCAGTAGATAATTTATTATAATTTTTTCTATTCATAATCATCATATTAGCATAATCAAGTCTTCTGGGTGCTATAAGAGTATATAAGCCCATAATGAGCCAATCTTGAAGGAAAAGTCTTTGTGCTTTGGTAATATTATCAAAATCATATAGTCCTTCTTTTTTATGTTTATGAAATAATTTTTTCATTTGTTTTGTAATTTTGGAGAGAATATTCCACTCAACCCAGTTAATATCTTGTTTTGAGCTTTTCTTTTGTTCAATTTGATTTCTATTATAATCATCACTTAATATTTTTAATTTATCACAATAAAGATTATATATATTTTTCTCTCCAGATTGTTGAATAAGTTTAGATTTAGAACGGTCGGGTTCTAACATAATTAAAACAACAGAGTATAATAAGCGGGATTTACTCTGGCTGCGAGGCTTGGCTTCTATCCACGCACAAACTCCACTTACATCTTGAAGAAAGTCATTATTTTTGTATTCTTCTCCAGTCATCGCACTTGAAAGCTGGCGAATATTAGTTGCGTATGATTTCCAAGTAGCAACTTTGGTATTTCTAAATTTCATCACTTGTTCTCTTAAAGTGTCCATATTTATATATATATAAATAGAAGATAATTCTCTTTAATATGTTTTTTTAAATGAACTTCAATTTTCAAATGTGTGTCTCTTGATCAAGAG